TCATAAAGAACACTTCCGTGTTTCTCTACATACTGAAACAATACTAATGTGTTAGTATTGAGATTGAGAGTTAAATCCCTAATAAATTCATTTCTCTTTTGATGAGTGACAATAAAATCCATCTCATCTTGATAGTTCATATTCTTGACAAGTTTGCACTCTTCTTCTGAGTATGTCAATACCAATGCTTTGATATCAAATGCAGCAAGTGTCTTTTTGTCAATAAGTTCTTTTGTGGATACTACTCTATTTAGTGAACCGAATAGTCCTTCAAGAACTAATCTATGTGTCTGCATACCATCAAGTGTACCTGTCAAACCAAACCTGTACTTACATACATCTAGTTTAGTTAGAACATTTGTCAAGGACTTTGCTTTAAATAAATGGGCTTCGTCACCAATAACACAACCAAACTGTGCAAAGTATTTCTTTGGAAATTTGTAGATAGATTGCCATGTAGATATAACAACTTTCTTAGATACATTCTTATCATGTCCACTGTATATCTTCTGTAAATATTTCTCATCCCATCCATAATCAAGGAAGTCTGAGTACATCTGTTCTACTAGAGATGTTGTTGGAACAAGAATAAGTATCTTGTCATTATCTTGTGGTTGTAAAAGTAACTCGTAGTATCTTACGAGAATATAGATGATAAGTGATTTACCAGATGCAGTAGGACTAAGAAGTAAAGCACGATGTTTTCTGATTGCATAATCCACGGCATTAACTTGGTAGTCTCTTGGATGTATTGGTTGATTCCTACTTTTAAGTTTAAGACTCGTAATGAATCCTTCCAAGACTTCTCTGCTGATTTGTTTCTCATCTTTAAGTTCCTCACTTATTTCATATGGTTCGTCCCAATCCTCTAACCACTTTTCTAAATACGAAAGTAGTCCAAGGTATAATTCTCCGTTAGATGGAGAGAATAATCTAATCTTTCCATCCCAAATACGATTACGATATGCTGGCATAAACTTAGCGCCTGGCACTTCGAATGTAAAATGTTCTGATAAAGACCTTGCAGTTGAAGCTTCAGTATCCACTCTGAGGAATACCTCATCCTTCTTAGTAACTTGTGTCACTAGATAGCACCGTCTACAAATTTACGCCACTCAATTGCGTTTTTGATATCCCATCCTCTAGATTGTATCTGTTTGAGAATTCGTTCACATGAGTCAGTACACATCTTATAATATTCGACTTTCTGTTTTGCTTTAATAAGTTCCTCATCCGACTCCAAGTAAATGGGGATGTCAACTTTTAATATTTTATGGTCAAAGGGGTTATCACGATAAACAATAGGGTCTGATTTACCACCGTAGTACTCCCATTTTTTACGATAGAGTACACGATAAGTTCCTTCATTCATAAGTTGAAGTTGCCTAAATGTATTGTATATGGTGAGGTATTTTTGATGAAGAGATGCAGACTTTAGAGACTCGTCACCAAGTTCTAAATCGTCCATCTTCAAATCTTTTTCAGCTTGTTGCTGAAGTTCTTCTAGTGTCATAATAATCACTTCCTAATAATATAAAGTGAGTAGAGGGTTGGTAGAACTTTCTGTTCTAAATTATCTCATGTAGAGATTCAAGTTTGGTGTTAAAGTTCACCGTGTCTACTCATACTTATTTATAATACTGCTACTTCATAAACATCGTAATTGAATGTAACAGATGCAGTTAATCCTTCTGTACTTGTATCTTTTGTATCAAATGATAGTCCAGATAATGAAGTAGGATATATGTTCCTAAACTTTACTTGTACAGTGGGGTTGTTCTTGTTTGTCAGTATTGTTAATGTTGCATCACTGGTCAACACTGAGGGGTTAGTAACATTACCCTTGCCTGCGTTACCAATATTCTTTGTATCTGTATTTCTAATTGCACTGGAGAATTGTTCTGGATTCAAAGGAAATCCAATTCCTGTCATCCAATCATGTAACTCTCTCCAATTTGCAAGATTTTCTTGAACAAGGATTGTCAATTCTAATGGACTAAAATCTAAAGTATCACCCATAAAAGGCATTGCTTTATATCTAGTATTCATTATTGCATCACCAGAAAATGCGATGCCCGGCAGATTACATTCTTGACAGAAGTAAGTCGTATTCGGAACTTTCAGAATATCAAATTTAAATTGAGATGGACGTGCCAAATCAAAGTTATCTGGTTGTCTGTCTATTGCAGTTGTTATTGACATGTTAGTATCCTTTTCATAATACTATTTATAGCGACCAAAAAAAAAGACCCACCGAAGTGGGTCTTTTCAGAATCGTTAACCGATTTCTTATTACATGATGTTAGTAACTTGTACTCTTCTGTAATATACGTTGTCGTTAGCTGTTAAAGCACCAGCACGAGCAGTCGCACCACCAGCAAATGGGTTTGCAGTCAAGCCGTAGCGAGTCTTGAAACCAATTTTAGGTTGGAAAGTGTTTTCACCAACCGCACGAACCATTTGTAATGGAACATATGGGCAGTAGAAAAGACCTGAGTCATAAGGTGAAGTACCTTTATAACCAACAGTGTAGTACTGTTTTGCATCAGCATTTGCACTGTATGGGTCGATATACACTTTGAAACGTCCGTTAAGTACACCAGCGAATGTGTTACCAGCGTCATCAACATTCAAGTTGTTGTTAAGAGCAGGAGTGTAATCTAATACACCAGCCATTTGAAGTGCAGATGCAACATCTGAAGAACAGATAATTACGTTACCTTTACCTCTACGAGTTTGTTGAGCAATTACATTCGCATCTCTTTCAAGTTGGAACATAAGGCCTTTAAACTTCTCAACACTCCAACGTCCGTTAGAGTCAACGTCCATGTCGAAAATACCAGCAGTTGCAGTATCAGTCTGTGCGCCTGGTTTAGCAGTTACATAGATTGAACGGATAACTTCACGGTTGATTTCGTTTAGGATTTCAGCAGATAGAATGTTTGCAAGTTCTGTTTCAGCATCCAATCCGTGGATTGCTTTAAGGTCTTGCGCCAATTCCATTGTGTATTCTGCTTTTAGAGCTCTAGACTTTGCAGTAACAGTTTGCTTCTCGATTGAGAAAGACATTTCTGCAAATGCATTGTTAGATGCGTCACCCAAAGCTTCTGCATCAGCAGTCGCCATTCCAGTACCACCAGTGTATGTACCAGCTGGTGAATCGTTAAGAATCGCTGGGTTAGTACCTGCTTGTGTACCAGCACCAGAGAAGTCAGAGTCTGCTTCATTGTAGAAAGTCTCTGTACCACTTTGGTTAGTGTAACGTGAACGCATAGCAAAAATCAGTCCAGTAGGGCCTGTCATTGGTTGTACACCAGCCACATCGTAAGCGATAAGGTTTGGCATAGAACGTCTGACTAATGAAATCATAATTGGATCCCAATTTGCAGCGCCTGCTGTGTTTGATGTTGGTGCAGCTTCTGATAAGAACGCAGAGTCCTCACGAAGTGCTTTTTCTTGGTTTTCTAGGATAACAGTAGTTACAGCCTTACGATACGAATCATTGATCTCTGGAAGATCGTTGTGTTCTAGGACTGGTTGCCACTTTTCCTGTAAATGTTCTGTTTGAAACATTTTTATTTCTCCTTGTTGAGTGTTTTTCTAATAATATTTATAAGAATTTAAGCTTTGATAGATAAAATCTTCCGCAACTTAAACCTTACCTCGCTTTACATTTTTACTAATCGCACTCATATAAGCACTCATAGCACCAGTTGTATCGTAAGATTCAGAATTTTCTGATTCAGAATCTACAGATTCAGCGACAGTCGTTGCCTTCGGAAAATAACTTTCCTTAAGCGTGTCAAGTTTACCTCTGAAGGAATCTTCGTCAGTAAAATCAACATCTTCTGCAAGAGCTTTAAATTTCTCAGCTTCAGTGTCAGCTAAGTCTGAAGCAACCTCTGCAAAAACAGACTCACGAACTAGTTGATTGTTTGCTTTCTTTAAGTCAGCAGACTTTTCAATTTGTTCATTGAGTTTGGCTTCTAAGTCATCAATCTTTTCAGACTGAGTTCCTAAGATGTCATACTTCTCATCTGGAACATCAATATAATGTTCTTCAAATAGGGATTTAAGTCCAGAAATGAAATCTTCTGCAATCTCGCCTTTGAGACCACG